GATGGTGAAATTTGTCAAGCCTTTTCTAGTAAATATTGGGCATATCATTTAGGGGTACGAAGTGAAATATTTAAAGCATATGATGTAGATTATAGGCTATTAGATAAAAATTCAATAGGTATAGAAATATGTAACTGGGGTTATTTAACTGAAAAAAATGGTAAATATTATAACTATGTAAATGGTGAAGTTCCTGAAGATGAAGTAACTATTTTAGAAAAAGCATATAAAGGTAAGTTATACTGGCATAGATATACGGATGCACAAATAGAATCAGTAAGACAGCTATTAGTATTTTGGAATGAAAGATATGGTATTAGCATAACGTATAATGAATGTGATATGTGGGAAGTATCTAAAAGGGCATTAAGAGGGGAAAATGGTTTATTTAGTCATAATTCAGTTAGACCTGATAAACTGGATATATACCCATGCCCTAGAATGATTAACATGTTAAAACAATTATAATGGCAAAGAAAAAAGAAGCTAGACTAGAAAAAAAAGAAGCTAGAAAAGAAGCTAGAGCAAAAAAGCAAACAGCTAAAAGATCTAAAAAAAAGGATCTTGATATATCTATTGATACTAAAAACATAGATATTGATATAGAACGTAAAGATGGAGTATTTACAGCAGACATAGACACAAAAAATGTAGATGTTCAAATTCGTAAAGATGCTGATGGTACAAAGATAGACGTACAAAGTGAGGGTAAATTAGGTCAATTTATAGGCAAAATTCTAGCTAGAAAAATCTCAAAAAAAAGGGGTAAATAGTTACCATTTGTAACATTTGTTGAACATTTGTTGAACAAAAATTAGGTTTTTTGTAACCTATTAGTTATATTAGCGTATAATAATTAAACTTAAAAATATAAATTATGGTACGATTACTAAAAACAAATGGTGAAATAGTGGAAAATTTCACAGCAGAAACACTAAAAGAAAAACAAGATGCTGTAGGTGGTTACATAGAATTGATTAGATTATATGATGGATCATTTCTAGTAGTGAATGAAGAGGGTGTATATAATGCATTAGAAATTAATGAAAAAGCATCTGAAATAGCTAACATGCATATAGTAGGTGATGCAATACATCTAACTGATGCTGATGTTCAAACATTTTTAAATTAAATAAAAAAAGGCTAGATTTAACTAGCCTTTCTTATTGTTCGGAAGAACGAAAAAATATAAATTATGATTAAAGATACAAAAAAAATGGAAAACTTTATAGAATGTTTTGAATGTGGTGGTACTGGTAGTGTAGATAGTACATATCCATCATGCTTTAAACCAGCTAGTGAATGCTGTGGTGGATGCTATGAAAGTGTAGAATGTGAATATTGTGTAGGTAGTGGTGAAATTCATCCTATAGATGAAGAAATGAATGATGATATAATGATGGTCAATTCATATAGTAACATGCTAAAAGATTTAAAAGCATTAAAAAAAGAATTAAACACCATTAGTATTACATGTAGTGAAGATGCTACTAGCATGATGAATTTGATGCTGAACCCACAATATGAAGAAGATTTAAAAGGCTTATTTAATCAGATCAATAGAATAGAAATGCATCAGGAAATACTTATTAATAATATAAAAGAGGGGATAGATAGACACAATGGCAATTAAAATATATGAAGAAGAAGAACCTAAAAAAAATAATGAATCACCTATACCTTTAGATAGATATAAAATTAGTTATTTTGTTTTCCCAGCAGAAAATAGAACAAAGTATGTCAGGGCATATCAGATACTATATGCATATGATAAAGAACATGCAGAAAAAAAAGCTGGAGTACACTATAAATTAATATACAAAATAGAAAAATTATAAATTAAAAATCGGAAAAATGGATAAATTAACATGGTTTAAATTCAGTCCTAGTGACTGGATAATGGGTAAAATCAGCAAAATGCCCTTAAAAATACAAGCTGAATATTTAAGATTTATTTGCATCTACTGGAATAAGGGGTGTATAGTAAGTAAAGAAGATGCTAGATTATATTTTTCAGATCAGGCATGGGAAAAATTAAATGAATTTAAGCTACTAAATATTGATGATGGTGATGTTTCAATATTGTTTTTAGATAAACAAATGGAATCTATAAATGATATTAGTATAAAAAGAAGCGAAGCTGGTAAAAAAAGTGCTGAAATTAGAGCAAAAAAGAACACAAGTTTAACAAGTGTTAAACAAAATTCAACAGATAAGATAAGAAAAGAAAAGAATATATATAGGGAATTTGATCATTTGAGTATATCAGTAGAAGAATATGAAAAGCTATCTAATGAATACACGAATAAAAAAATTGATCAATGTTTAGACAGCATAGAGAATTACAAAAACAATAAAAATTACAAAAGTTTATATCTAACAGCTAAAAGCTGGTTAAAAAGAATGCCTGAAGAAGATAAACAAGATAATTTTTATAACAATGTAATGAAGCAGATTAATGATAAATAAAAAAGGTGAACATTTAGACTATTTATATAAAGTAAAAGATGGTAAAATAAAACTAGGTTTAGGCATTGGCTGTCCTTTGGATGATTTTGTTAGGCTAAAAAAAGGTCAGATGAATATTTTACTAGGGCATGATAATGTAGGGAAAACATTTTGGTTTAATTGGTATGCCTTATGTCATGCAGTAATAAATGATATTAAATGGTGCATATATTCAGGTGAAAATTCTACTGGTCAAATAGTTAGGGATATGATAGTAATGTTATCAGGGTGCGATTTAGAAGAATTAAGCTACAATGATATACAAAGATATTCAGCTAGGATAGAAAACAATTTTGAATTTGTAGACAACAAAAAAATATATACACCACATGAATTACTAGATGTCTTTAAAGAATCTGATGCTGATATGTGTGTAATTGATCCAGTCACAGCATTAAATAGAAGTTTTCAGTATTCAGATACATATGAATTTTTAAATGATTGTAGGCATTTTTGTAACACTACAAAAAAATCAGTATACATTACTACCCATCCAGTTACTGAATCGGGTAGAACTGGTAATTTATACCCAAAAGATCATATTTGGGCTGGGTGTATTAAGCCTTGTTTAAAAAGTCATTGTGAGGGTGGAAAACCCTATAGTAATCGTTCAGATGATATGATTATATGTCATAGATTAACGAATCATAAAGACATGAGGTATTACACTATGATAGACATAGCTAAAGTTCGTGATACATCTACTGGTGGTAAACAAACAAATTTAGATGATCCATTACTTTTTGAATACAACTATGGTAAAGGCTTTATAATAGGTGGTATTGATCCATTAAAAGATTATAGAAAACTAAAAGAAAAAGAATTATGGAATTAAAATTATTAAAAACTGATGTATCAGTAAAGAATTTAAGATTAAAACTAGAATCTAGTTTAGAAGATTTTAAAGAAAAAACACCACATAGAAAAGACATCATAGAATCTATGGAAAATTCATTAGAAGATATTGAGCAAATAAATACTACATATAAATGGTTAAAAACCTATTATACTACTAATGACATAGTACAATACCTACACATAGAAGAAATAGAAAAACTTAAAATAGAAAATGAAAAGCTATCTAATCAGTTAGAAAAAATTAAAGCAAATTTAGAACTATGAAAACACCAAAAAGAAAACTAAAAGATAAACTAGAAAAGATAGTAAAAAGCATAGTAAAGATTAGGGATAAAAATATATGTCAAAAATGCCTAAAAAAAGTAGAGGGTGCTAATTGTCATGCATCACATGTTATACCAGTAAGTAGGGATGGTAGATTAGCATATGATCCTATTAACTTAAAAGTATTATGTTTTCATTGTCATATCAACTGGTGGCATAAACACCCATTAGAATCAGGTGAATGGTATTTTAAAAATTTTCCTGATAGAGCAAAGTATTTACAAGCTAAACATATAGACAATAAAGAAAAGGGTAGTATATCTTTAAACTGGTATAAAGAAAACATAGAATTATATAAAGAATTACTTGATACTATGGTATAAATTGATTATATTGTAGTCTAAAATATAAATTATGAATGAAGAAATAGATAAATTATTAGATCAGGTTACTAAACGTGAACGTGAAGAATGGGAAAAAAGTCAAAAAATGCATGAAAAATTTGGTAGTAATGATAAACTATCAGAAATATCATTAGCTAGATGGTCACAATGGAATGACTTTAAATACATGTTATTAACAATAAATGAAAAGTAATGGAAAAACGAAAAGAAACAATTTATGATGCATTGATTAAATTTCAAGCTGAAGTACCTATTTTAACACAAAATACTAAAGGTTATGGTTATACCTATGTAGATCTAGCAGAAATAATTAGAGTAATAACACCTTTACTAAAGAAGCATAATCTAGGAGTAATACAGCCTTTAGAAAATGATGGTATTAGAACCATTTTATATCATACTAAATCAGGTGAACAAATAGAAACATTTTGTGAAATACCAAAAGATGTACAATTAAAGGGTATGAACCCTTTTCAAGCCTATGGTAGTGCTATTACTTATTTTAGACGCTACAGCATATCTAGTTTATTAGGTTTAGTATCTGAAAAAGATATAGATGCATCAGGTGAAGCTGTAAAGAAAAAACCTACACTAGATGAATCTACATTTAAAAAAGCATTGGTATCTATAGAAGCTGGTGATTATAGTGTATCTAAACTAAAAGAAAATTATTCATTAACTAATACACAAATAAACCAGCTATGAAAATACGAAGTAGTGCATTAGGAAAAATAATGACTAACAGCAGAACAAAGGGTACACTATCTGAAACATGTAAAACATACATAAAGGAATTATACCTAGAAAACGAATTAGGCATTAAAAAAGAATTTTGGTCAAGATATACTGACAAAGGTACAAGGGTAGAAAAAGAATCTATACAAATGGCTAATGATGTTTTAGGGTGGGGTTTAACATTTGCACAAATAAATGGTGAACAGCTATCACATGAAAATGATTATATAACTGGACATACTGATATATGTACTGATGTTTTATTAGCTGATGTTAAGTCTAGCTGGAATGCATCTACATTCCCATTTTTTGATGAAAAGGTAGATAAAAAATATATGTGGCAACTAATGGGTTATATGTTTTTAACTGGACATGATAAAGCAGAACTAACATATTGTCTAATTAATACACCTGAAGATATGGTATTAGATGAAATTAGACGAGAGCATTGGAAACAAAATGCTTTTTGGCAAGGTGATGAAGATCCTGAAATAATAGAGTATGTAAGATCACAGCACAATTTTGATCACATGCCTAAAGAAATAAGGGTTAAGAATTACATCATAGAACGTGATGAAAAACTAATCAATTCTATAAAAGAACGAGTAGAAGAATCTAGAGAATACTATAAAGAATTAAAATCAATAATTAAATAATAAACAATGGAAACAAAAATGAATAGTGGTGCTATTTTTAAGAACGTACACAAGAAAAACGAAAAACATCCTGATTATAAAGGGCAAATTAATGTAGATGGTGCTGAAAAAGATATATCTTTATGGCTAAACACAAGTAAAGCTGGTACAAAATATTTTAGCGTACAAGTAAACGAACCATATAAACCAGTAGGTGAATCTACACCTGAAGATGATTTACCTTTTTAAATAAATATGACATGACATATATTAAAGATCAAGAATTAAGGGATCAAATAATAAATGTACTGAAGTTTAAATCTAGGAATCAAATAGTAACAGCTATAAAAGAAGATGGTGATAAATTCCATCAGTATCATATAGATAGATTTTTAGCTGGTGATGATGTGTCTTTAAGCACCTTAAAAAAGCTAAATGATTATATAGCTAAACATAAATAAAACAAGCCTACCTTTGTAATAAAAATAAATTCTAACTGGACATGCGAATATATCAAGGGTAGGTTTTATGAAACATTACATGGAAATATTAGCTGAATGTCATAATGAATGGGTATCAATAGTTAGAAGTTTTGGTGGTGGTATTTATAGTGAAGATATAGTACAAGAAACTTATTTAAGAATAGATAAAGCTGGTAGCAAAAAAAAGCTGATAGTAGATAATAAAGTAAATAGGGCATTTATGTGGATCACATTAAGAAACAATTACATAAATTTTGCTAAACAAAAATCTAAAGTGTATAAAGTACAGCTAGAAGAATATCATATGAAAACACGATATGAAGATCAAGCACCTAGACACATAGCTAATGACATACTAGATGATAAAATACAAGCCGAAATAAATAAATGGCATTGGTACGATAGGGATATGTTTGAAATAATTACATCAGGGAAAATAGGAATGCGAAAATTAAGTAGGGAATCAAAAATAAGTTTATCTAGCATAGCAAACACAATGAATAAATGTCGTAAAAGGCTAAAAGAAGCCATTGGTGAAGATTATGAAGACTACCTTAATGAAGATTACCAAAAAATAAATAAAACGTCTTAAAACGAAAATATGAAAGCCAGTAAATTAATTACTACAGAACAGCGTAAAAAATTATATGGTGAATATATACTATTAAAAAACCTAGTAAGAAAAAATTGTACTGATATTAAAAATATGACATTTGAATCTTATCTAACAAATGTATATGCTTTACCATTAGAAATTTTAAAAGAAACACGATAAATTATGAAAGAACCAAAAGACAAAAGAACGAAAGAATATAAGGAATGGAAAAAACTGCAAGGTGCTGGTGATCTAGTAGAAAAAGTACTACAAGTTACTAAACTAGATAAAGTAGCTAAATTCATTCTAGGTGAAGATTGTAATTGTGATAAACGAAAAGAATATCTTAATCAAGTTATGCCTTTTGCAAAGATAGAATGCCTAAAAGAAGATGAGTATTTATGGCTAAATGACTATTTTAAAGAAAGACGAAATAAAATGTCACCCAATACACAAGACCATTTTAATGTTATATATAATAGAGTATTTAATAAAAAGGTGGGAAGATCATCATGTGCATCTTGTGTAGCACAAAGAATTAGAGAATTGAAAAAGGTACACAAAGAATATGATAATGACTTTTCAGTGAAAAAACAATGAGAAAAATGGCAAATGAAGAAAATTTAAAAAGCTATAAAAAAGGTGAATCAGGTAATCCTAATGGTAGACCAAAAGGTAAAAAGAATAGAAGCACCATAGCAAAGAAATGGCTAGAAGCTACTGATAAAAAAATCAATGTATTAACTGGTGAACTAGAAAAACTATCACATGAAGATCTAATGACATTAGCACAAATTAAAAAAGCTATAGATGATCAAGATGTTCAAAGCTATAAAGCGTTAATGGATAGTGCATGGGGTGGAGTAATACAGCAGAATGATATGAACCTAAACATTGAAAAGGGTAATTTACCCGACTGGTTAAATGACAGCGAATCCTAATTATCTATATGTTAAAAAAAATGTACCTGATAAAAGGGTAACACTATTGCAAGGTGGTACACGTTCAGGGAAAACATGGTCTATTATCTACTGGATAATATGGCTGTGCAAAGAACATCTAAATTCAGGTATGGAAATAGATATCTGTAGGGACACATTCACAGCATTAAAAAATACAGCGTGGAAAGACTTTAAAGACGTGTTAATGAAGCATGATCTTTATGATAGGACATGTCATAATATGACTAATGGCAAGTATAATTTATTCGGTAATACTATAAGTTACTATGGTGCTGATAGCACAAATAAAATACATGGTAGGTCTAGGGATATTCTATGGATAAACGAGGCACATCAATTCCCTAAAGACACAATAGATCAATTATTCCCTAGAACAAGATATAGAATTATAGCAGATTATAACCCAGCTTTACCAGTAGATCATTGGTTAGATGATTACATAAATGATTACCCACCTTTAATCACCACATATAAAGATAACCCACATCTAACAAAGGATCAGATAGAAGATATAGAATCTAAAGTCAAAAATGATTACTGGTGGAAAGTCTATGGTACTGGAATTAGGTCACAACCTACTGGTGCTATCTTCAGTAATTACTCTATAGGGGAATTTAAAGAATGTGATATAATAGGTTTTGGTCAAGATTATGGTTTTTCAAAAGATCCTAATACATTAATCAAATGCAGTATAGATAGTTCAAAAAAACGAATCTACCTATTTGAATGCTTTTATGAAACTGGGTTAAGTACAGCACAGCTATATGAATTAAATAGTAAATATGCTGGTAATCATTTAATAGTAGGTGATAGTGCAGAACCTAGACTAATCAAAGAATTGTTTGATAGAAAACTAAACATAGTAGAATGTACAAAAGGTCAAGGTAGTGTAACAGCTGGAATTAGTTTAATGTTAGAATATGATATAATCATAGATCCATCATCACAAAACCTGATCAAAGAATTTAACAACTATAGCTGGATAGACAAAACAAATAAATCAGTACCTATAGATTTATGGAATCATGGCATAGATGCATGTAGATATTTTATTAGTAAGGTATTAGAAAACCCACATAGAAATAAGTACTACATAAAGTAAGGTACAAAAACACGAAACATTGTTATATAAGTATGAGTAATACAATAGGATACGGACAAGGTGCAGTAAATAACACGATAGGATTTGGACAAGGTGCATTAACAGGTGGAACACCTTTTAGCAATACATATAGTACAGAATATGATGGCATAGATACCGAAGCAGTAGGAAGCACCATATATTCTGAATTAAACGGTAATACTCAAATGACGTTTAGTATTTGGATAAAACCTACAAGTGCAACAACAAGTATTATTTCAAGTGTTGAGGATAATGGTAGCACGGAACAATTTAGAATAGTTTTTCATAGTAGTAGATACATAATTTTTCGGACAGGAACAAAAGATACACGAACTGCAAATGGAAGCATTACCTTAAATGTTTGGTCACATATATTAGTTTGTTTGGATTATAGTTTAACATCTGGTAGTAAAGGCAAAATATTTATTAATGGAGTAGATGCAACAATTTCAGACGCACAAAACGGAACTGCTTTAGCTACAAGTGGTGGTTCTTTATATATTGCTGCACGTAATATAAGTTTAGGTAGTAGAATACCATTTATTGGATTATTAGATGAAGCAGCTATTTGGAGTAATTCTGACTTAAGAAATGACGTAACTACTTTATATAATAGTGGTGCGCCTAATGACTTAAACAATAATAATTTGACTGCACCTACATCTTGGTATAGATTTGAAGAAGGTAGTGGTACTACAATAGCAGATAGTGGCACAAGTAGTTATAATTTAACTTTAGATAATACAGTAACTTTTGAAACTGACGTACCTACATAAAAACGAACGATATGAGTAACACAATAGACTGGGGTAAAATACATTATAATAGTTGGAGTCCAGAAACCAACTTAACAGGAGCAGGAGCAACACCAAGTTTTAGCAATACTAAATCAATAGAACTTGATGGTCTTGATGCCTATGTAACTTTTGGAAGTATGACAGGAAGTAGTTTAGCTATTACAGGCGACATCTCTATAAGTATGTGGTTAAAATTCTCAAATAGTGGTGGAACTGAATACGCTATGAGTATGGGCGACCAATATGGAATTTATACAAGTGCTGGAACTATAAGAGGTTTTTCGCGAATAGGCGGTTCATTTACGGCTTTGAGTAGTGTAGGTACTTTTAACGATAATGCGTGGCATCACGTTTTATACGTTAAAAACGCAACTAATATGTATCTATATATTGACGGAAGTTTAAATGCATCAAATACAAGCGGTGGAACTACTACTACAAGCGGTTTAGATATGCGTTTAGGTGCAAGATATACAACGGGTAACTTTTATGAAGGATTAATGGACGAGGTAGCAATATGGAATAGTGACAGAAGCGCAGACGTATCTACTATATATAATTCTGGAGTACCTAATAATTTGAATGATTTAAGTAATGTGCCTTTGTCTTGGTGGCGATTTGAAGGCACAGGATTGACTGCTACAGATAGTGGAACAGGTGGCAATGATGGAATATTAGACAACACGGTGGTAAGGTCAACAGACGTACCTACATAAAAACGAATTAAAATAAAATAAAATGCACGGATTTGAACATTACGGAATAATAGAAACAAGTGATTTGTCAAATATAGACTTTTCAGAAATAGGGGAAACAAGCGAAAACACGATAAGATACAATTTAGCTAATACTGAATTTATAATTAAATGGAATACTACACCTACTTTTATAAGTGATGGTAGTGTAGTTCCTTTACAAACATTAACACATGAAGAAGCATTATTATTAATGCAAACAGCTGAATGGTCTGAACCTATGCCTGAATAATGAAGATTATATACCCTACAAAACTTTCAGAAATACCATTATTGAATTATCAAAAATGGATGCAAACAGCACAAAATTCTAATGATGAAGAATTAATGGCACATAAATTTGTAGAAATATTTTTAGGTGTAAAGCTAACAGATGTAAGATCTATGGCTGTAAAAGATGTTAATTTTTTTATAGAAGAAGTAGTAAATGTTTTAAATACAAAGCCTAAATTCAAGAAAAGGTGGAAATATGGTAAACACGAATTTGGGTTAATTACTGATTTTGAAAATATGTCATGGGGTGAATATATAGATATAGAATCTAATTTAACAGATGTTAAAAACTGGCATAAAGCTATGGCTGTTTTATATAGACCTATAATAGAAACGTATAAAGATACTTATAAGATCATGGAATATCAGGGTGATGATACTTTTCATGAACCTATGAAGTATGCACCATTAGATATTGTTTTAGGTATTCAGGTTTTTTTTTGGAATATCGAAAAAGAATTACTGAACAATACCATGAGCTGTTTAAAAAATCAGATGAAGATGATGAACGAGAATCAGAATATAGTGAGGGCAGACAATTCTCAAAGCAGTATGGATGGTATCATAGCATCTATAGAATCAGTAAGGGTGATGTTACACGATTTACCGAAGTTACATCCCTACCCATACATAAAGCATTCACATTCCTCACCTATGAAGTACAAAAAGATAGAATCGAATACAACCATCAAAAACGACAATTAAACAGAACAAGATGAACGAGGGTTACGCATTAGTATATACAAAGCTAAAAGAAACATTAAATAATAACCCTTTGGTTAATTTAGTTACAGAGGGTTTAACAGATGAAATAGATTTAGGTAAGCAGACTATATTCCCATTAGCACATATAGTAATTTCTTCAGCAACTTTTCAAGATAATGCTGTATTATTTAGTGTAGATATTTACTGCATGGATATAGTAGATATATCTGATGATGGTGTAGATAATAAAATAGATGTAATGAATACACAATACAATATTTTATTAAGGCTATATGAAGATTTAAGACGTGGTAATTTATGGGATGAAAAACTAGAAATATCTAGCATGGATGTAACAGCATTTGAACAAGCCTATGAAAATTATTTAGCTGGATGGAGTGCATCTATAAGCGTATTAATTCCTAATCATATGACTATATGTTAGCTAGTGAATTAAATAAATTTGGTGATAAACTTGTTAAAAACACGAAGCGTAATTTAAAACGTAAAGGTAAAAGTGTTTCAGGGGTTTTAGCTGATAGTATTAGATATGAAATAGTAGAAAAAGATAATACTATAATTTTAGAATTTTGGATGCTAGAATATGGCTATTATCAAGATCAAGGTGTAAAGGGTTATAAACCATATAGCATTAAAGTAAATGGTAAACGTGGTAAACAAAAAGCACCTAATAGTAAATTTAAATTTGGATCAGGAAAAGGAAAAGGCAGTCTATTTAAAAGCATTGATAAATGGATAGTAAGAAAAAGACTAGATAAACGAAAAAAAGGAAAATTTACTAGTAGGGATAGTATCAGATATGCTATGACAAAAAGCATTTTTCATCAGGGTATAGAACCTAGTCATTTTTTTACTGAAGCATGGGATAAAACTTTAAAGGGTTTAGATACTAAACTAGCAGATGCGATTTTAAAAGATACAGAACAACTTTATTTTGAATTAATAAACGAATAATGAGCATAGTTAATTTACAAACAGAACCTATATATTGTAGATCACCATATATGATAGAGGTAAATGAACCTTTTAACATAGGTTCTAAAATAGAATTGTATTTATGGAATGAGGGTGATACACCACCTACAGCACCTACATATGTATTGAGTAAACAAATACCAGCACCTAATAAATTACAGATGCTATATAATATTAGTCACTACATAAAAGAACACATATCATTTATAGGTAATGATCCAGCTGTAAATGTTTTTCCTGAAGATAGCAATTTTAATGAATGGTGCTATGTAAAAGTAATTAGATATGAATTACAAATAACTGGGTATCAGGTTTTAGATACTAAAACGTATTATTGTTTTGATGGCTATGGATATTATGAACAAGGCTATAATCCTGAACTATCTATCTATGGGCAAAAAGATGGTGATACTTTTACCTATTGGTATGATCCTAATAACATACCATCAGGTACACAACCTTTTTTAAATAAAAATGGTGATATTAGGGTAATAGGTACTAATGGTTATAAGTTTAAATACACGAATTTAGAAACTGGTGCATTTAATGAATTTACATTAGGTGGTTTAGGTAGTACATATAGCTATGTGGTAAAAGCATATGCTGTATTTGTAGCCTATGCTAGTGTAGGAAATAAGGTAGAATACATTGATAATCTAGGTACTACATTAGCTACATGGACATTTAAACCACAAGATGAATGTAAATATACACCAGTCATTTGTGATTTTGTAAATAAGCTAGGTGCATGGCAAAGGGTAGTATTTTTCAAAACAAGTAAAACAAATATTGCAGTAACTAAAAAGAATTATAATCCATTCAATAAAGACCTTATATACTATAACCCGTCCATTGAGCAAACTAAAGTGTTTAATTTAAACGCAACGCAAAGTATTAAAGTAAATACTGACTGGGTAGAAGATACGTTTAATGAATCAGTTTTAAAACCATTAATGCTATCTGAAGTAATAAGAATAGATAATAAACCAGCGAAACTAAACACAAATAGTACTGAATTATTTGAGCATATAAACAAGAAAATGATTAACTACGAATTAGAATTTGAATATGCAAATGCAGTCATAAATAATTTAGTTTAATGGAACGTAAAGTACAGCTATATATTGAGGGTGAACGAATAGAACTATTTAAGGATGAAGATATTAGCATCAATTCTAGTATTCAAAATGTCCAAGATATAAGTAAAATTTTTACTGATTTTTCACAAAGTTTTAGCATACCAGCATCACCTAGTAACAATG